CCTGCTGGGATTGATCGTTTGAATACTACATAGAATAGTCGATGGGCGGCGTAGTTTACGCCCCAGACCTTCACTTTCCCGTACCCGTCCTTATCCAAGCACCCCGTCCACACCCAGCACCCACAACCCAGACGCCGAACTTTGTTCAGCATCGCTCTGAGGTGGGGCGGATCAAGCCTGAGTTTTGGGGTTTTTGCGTGGCTCATTGTTTCCACACCTCTGGTCGGTACTCAGCATAGCCAGTCAAACCGAACAGGACGCTTCGCACGCTGGCGAACGGCTCAACGAGCCGCCCGTTAGAACTACAATTCGGTAGGTTCTTACGCATCCAGTTAAATACCTGATCTAAAGCCCCGACAGGACTAAGTGTACGCATTGACCCATCAAGCGTCATCCCCCACATACGCGGATCAAGGGAATCCGCAACATACTCACTTGCAAGTCCTTCCGGTACTACACAACGACACGGCGGGCGGATCACGCCGTCGTCATCCTCGGCCCAGTCTGATACATGGCGTTTACAATCTTCGCACTGTGCGAAACCGTTTTTACACGGGCCACACAGTTTCCCCTGTTCTTTCAGAAACCCCTTGAACGCAGTCATTTCTACAGGCGTATTCGCCTTTTCGCCGCGAAGTACCGGCATTTGCGACGGAGTGACCGCAGGAATTGGGGGAGGGCCAAGTTTTGGCGGGCCGCTCATGGGAGGGGGGCCACCTAAAGATGGTGGGCCTACCATGGTAGGGGCCGCTCCCCCCTCCCCGTCCGCGTCACACATCGCTCTCCAATCAACCTTCAAATCCCCTAGTTTACGCCATTCCCTACCCCCCTCGCCGAACCCTTCTGCAACGATCCAGTCCCTATCCGGCTTGACAAAATACGCCGTGTAATCCACGCTACCGACTCTATAAGCGGCGTTATATCCGCCGTTCTCTGCACGCCTAAATGTTGGTTTACCCATCAGTATCTCCTAAAGAAACCACCCGCATTTCTACGAGCGGTATCGAGTTAGACCGTATAAAATGCGGACGAGAACGGAATGGCCCGAATACGGGTCTGAGTGCGGTTGCTCGCGGTTTCTGCACGCTTGAATGCGGCACCCTCACTCCCTTCGATGATAACCCCACCTTTTTCCGCCTTATAAACTTCAAGTTTACGAACGCCAGTGACAAGCACCCACTTCTCGACAGGCCGACCTGTGCGGGGTTTTCCATCTTTATTAGTGTCTTTCGCAAAATGTTTCGTGTTGATCGTTTGCCGTACCCGATGTGCTTCCAAAGTCGCTTCACGCATAATCAATCCTCCGTTTGGGTTAGAGTATATCTAACCGTAATCCGTTAGGGCCTTTGATTCCGGCCCATCCGCGAGTTGGCACGGTGCGAACCCGTCGTAATACTCGTTTTGCGTCGGGTTCAGCGGCCTTGACCGCCCGCCCCCATTGCCGTAATGTGAGTTCGGGGGCGTTTGGGAACTGGACCCGAACCGCCCCGATTATATCTTGGATCGGAACCCAATACGATTTATCAGGTACTCCCCGAAACCCGGCCTCGAAAATAAACTCGGCGGCACATTCGATTTCCGGGTCAAGCACCAACTCACCCCTAGCCGCCGCCGCCTCTCGATATGCCTTTGTGCGTCTATCGTGTTCACCCAACATTGATTCGCCCCTTCAAAATGTCATGGATACGAATTGATGATGCGGATTTATAATCCCCGCCCGGCAGTGCGACACGCCAAACGACCCCGGCAGAAACCCTACCCGATCCGGGGTTAGTTGAACGCATACCGTAGTAGCAAATAATCCGCACGCCGTTTTTTGTGGTGTATTTACACCGCCCGTCAAGTTTCGCGGCATCAACCATACCATCATATGTCATTTTTACGCATCCCCAAGAAGATCGCGGTGTCTCAAGTAATCCACCAAACCCGCACATTCTATATCCGAAGCATGGCCCGAATATGCGGGCACCCAAATCCGCCCATCGTCGCAGATCATTGTCCCTGAACTAAAGAAAAACTCAAGGGCACCGCGAACCCGATCCCGAAATAGGCTGTCGTCGCCCATGTGGTGTAGTATCTCAACCAGCATATCCTTTGAGGGATTACTCATGTCGCCACATCCTCGAATTGTTCGAGTATTAGGCGTTTAGAAAACCCTAATCTATACGCACGATGCAGGGCATCCTCTAATTGTAGGGCATCATCCCCCTGGATACAAACGGTCCGCCCATCCGCAAAGGTGATAACCCCGTGATCCATAGTGGGGACATACCTCCAATCCGGGTAGGTAGGGGAGTCAACAGGTATCGGCATTGCAGTTTCGTCTAGCATCGTTGCATCCTCGGTTATAGGAACTGGAAACCCCGCACCCCCGGTTAGGGGGGTAGGGGGCGAGAGACTGGGGAAAGAGAAACCCCAGAGAGAGACTATGTATCAACGGGCGAAACCCATTTTGTACCTGGCGGCGGTCCAATTATCGGCTTAGGGGTGGGTTCCGGGTCCGGTAAATCATACGAGGTCCGTTCGCCGCATTGTTCGCAATATACCCCGTAATTATTCGTGTAGAGTTTACACCCCCAACAATACTTTGGCCAATCATTCATTCCTACCTCCGAATACATAGTACCACGCATTTTAGCGGGTGCAAGGCGATTGTAAATTATTTTCCCGTGTTTCCAGCCGATTGATTGCTTCCCGTGCCTCCTGGGTATTAGCACAACGCAATATACACGAATACCGATAGGGTAAATATCCGGCGTGTCGATTTATCTACGCTGAGAATCGTTTGTATAAGTGTCTTGTTCATTGTGCTACTCCTAAAGTTGAAATCCCACAATCCAGCGTTAGCCAGGTGTGGGGCGGTGTGGCGTTCTAGGCGGGTTCTGGAAACAGTCTCTTTATCACCTCCCAAATAGTATCGTTGCAAATACCCGCATCAGCGTTCTGGTTCTTATCCACATCTTGCAGCACGGCCCACGCCTGATCTTCGGTTAGCCACTCCGCTCTATCTAGTACATCGTCGGTGTCCCAGATAGAGCCGATAACCCTCTTCACTTTCATCAACTCATACAAAGACGGTATACTGCCTAAGTGATCCTCCATGAATGAGAGGGAGCGGATGGCTTCATCGAAACTATCATCGTCCGCATTCATTGACTCCCGCATATCTAATAGAAGTGTTTTTATTTCGCCAATATCCATCATAACTAAATCCTTTCGTTTGTGTTCAAAACTCTTGAATAAGTACGCCACCGTCAAACTCAATCAGGTTTGTCTGATCTTGTAGATAATCACGGATAGCCTCAATAACGATATCTTCGTCCCCTAAATCCGTGTATGTCAGATCAAGGCTGTTGAAATCAAGATTTATATCGTCGGCAAAGTCTAACAAGGACGGGTATTCTGACCATTCACACCGGATAGCGGTACGATCAAACTCAATAACCGCACCGATATCACCCTCCAACCCTTCCAGGTATTCGGCGAGGGCTTTAGCCCCGGCGGGCGACCAGTCAGCGTTTTCATCTTTGTAAAGCAATGCCGCCGCCTCTGTTGTGCTTAGTGTCTGTTTCATTGTTTTCCTTTCGATAGTCTGGCACAATCGCCGGGGGAAACCGACCAGTACCCGCTAAAACACTGGTCGGGGTTGGGTTATTTGTTGGGGCGGTATGAATCAAACGGTACAGGCTTGCGGGTCCTTCGGTCAATAGTAAACCGATTTTCCGTAAATGGATACTCGGTAGCATCCTTGGGGTAGTAGTTATTCGTGGCATCGGGGGGACTGATCGCCACAAACCATTCAAAGTTTTTTTGGAATACCCACACTTGCAAACCAAACTGGTTGAATGCTTGTGTCATACGGGTTTTGGTTGTGGCAGATTTCCATCCGCCGGTATCGAGCATGATATGGGTGCTACTAAACTTGACAACACAAGTCCCGCGATATTCTATGCAAGTATCACCCCCCTCATCGGTGTAGGTTTTGGTGTGTACGCCTCGGACTACGCTTGTTTGTGCCATGATTGGCCTCCTTTGGGTTTCTGGACTAAAGATAATCACCGCTCTAACCCGTTAGGGCTAGGGGGCGAGGGGGAATTATCGGCGGCGTTGTTCGCGGTGTCCTCAAGTTTCCTCATTGCATAGTGTAGACCATCCTCCCCTCCCTCTTCGCGGGTATTCCACTTCTCATATGCAAGCATGGCCAACTCGATAGCGTTTTTTAGTCTCCTATCCATCACCGATTCTCCGTTTGGGTTAGAGGAAACCCCGATTGATCCAGTTTCCTGAATCATGGGGTGGGTTCGTGGGTTTAGTCATGCCCGACCCAGATAACCGTCCGCCCGGCTTGCAATTCCTCTAGTGTGGATTGTACTTGGTACGCTGAATCCCAATAAACTCTACCAATCTTTGTATAGTTCCCGTCATCGTCTTGCTCTCCCTCTTGTGTGATTATCGTCCCGTCAGTCAATGCCCCAACAAGTTCGGGCGGGATAAACTCCCATCCATTGCACAAATAATGGTTGAATACTTCCCACAAATCGGTGCATTCTGCTAGTTCGGCTAGATCATCGGGCACAATTTCTAGACCCTTGGGCGTTTCATTGATAGTTATCATGGTGTTCATCCTTCCAATGGGAGCGAGATCATCCAACAAGTGGTGCCGGGTTTAGAAATACGGATCAATCCTCGGCGTTTGAGGGATATTGCGGTTCGTCGGCTCAACCAATCAGACCCTAAAGAGAATCGTTTGCCTGGGTGTCCGCATGAGTTTCGGCGAATAAACGCAATCATTCGGAGTTGGTGGTGTCCGAGTTGCCGGGTTTCAGTATCAGATACCCACCAAGAATCCCGCTCGCATACTTTGGGGCTGGGGATGGTTGTGGGGGAGAGTGAGTGTTCCATGATTCATCCTTTCATCCGGCTTTACGGATACGATTCCATTGCTCGGTGGTGAGTGTGGGGTCGATATTTCTGTCTGGGCCTGAGTTGAGTAGGGCAATGACTCCAAGCCCGGCTATTCGCCGTAGGACGCTCAGGGATTCGATATAAGCGATTCCATCGGTAGTGGCGACCCGGAACAGCCCGGCAGCCCTTCCTGCGTCTCTGCGGCTAACTGAGAGGATTCGGATTGATTCGGTCATTTGACGGCGTCCTTTCGCTCTTGGATCATCCTGGCAGTTGCAGCGGCGGTGCGGGCATAGTTTGCTTGGGCTTGAGTGTATCGACGGGCGTGATCCCGTTTACGACGCTTTGCGAGTTGTTCGGGGGTTGATTCGGCCATTGTGTTTGTTCCTTGTTCGGGGGTGTTGTGCTTATTACTTGGGTATTCTACATGACTTCCTAGAGAGAGTGCGTTCTTATCTGTTAGGGATACCGTACATAATCAAAGACACTTGTATGTAGGGGGTCATGTAAAGAAGTGAAGTAATAGAGGGAGGGTCCGGGCGAATTATTTCCGTTTTTGTGTTCCCGGCACCCATATTCGACCCCTTTATTTCTCAAAAGCGAATTATTTCGCCCCTCTTTCATAGTATAAGTTGCGTTTCTAGCCAATGCAAGGGCTTTCCGCAATAAATACGAATTATTTAGGGGAAAGTTTCAATCTGTTCGGATTACCCTAATATCGGACCCCTGGGGTGTGACCTTTGGTTCTCGGATCACGCGGCGGGTACCTTTATATTGGGCACGATTTCCCACGCAAGAAAATGGACTACCTAACAAGTACCTGACCGAAATAATTATGGCGTAAACATCGACCTACGAAATAATTCGAGGGTAAAATAATTACATATGCGAAATAATTACGGTTGAAATATATCCAGCGTTTTTGGTTAGTGTCCGCTATAACCGAACGGTTTTAGGTTCGTGCGTCGAATAGGACTGCCATTCACCGCAAGGTCCGCTTTTTAGTTATCATGTCGAAAGGGTGTATAGTATCCCTAGTCGTACAGCCCCCGAACAAAAATATGTGAGATTATTTGCTGTTTTGTGGGCAGACTGGGATTTTCCGTGTATACTACATATATGAAGCCCACTACCTTTGGCGTGCGACGCGATGACCGCCGCGTAATCAGCTGCGGGGAATGGGACGGTCGGTATGACGCCAACACGGCTGGCTTCGGCGAATCTGGGTTGGTCCCCATGAGGGTCCGATTGGTAGGTTCGAGTCCTTCCATACCGCGTTTAGAATAGTGAGTGTTGATTGGGCAAGGACTGAATGATCAGGTTGTAATACGGGGGTTCGAGTCCCTCCACTCATTTTGTATAGAATAGTTACGCACAGACCCAGGAGAATGAAAATGTTTATGTTAGCCGCCATCGTGTCCTCGATCCTAGTTTCCGGCCCCATCCCAACTGGCCCATGGGGTAATTCAACCGGCCCAGAACCGTGCCGTAGTGCCCCCGAGGACGCCAGCCTGTGGTGCAAGACGCAGTTCGGGTTGGAGTGTAAGAGGTACCGCGATCAATGGCATAAATGTGTTGAGGCTGGTGGGAGTGATGAAGTTGTTGCGGCGTGTAAAGCGGGTGCGTGGTCTAATTATCAGTCGAGACTCAGGACAATGCCCTGCAACAATGTCCGGGGTGAGATCGTCGCCAGTATGTTTGACGGCGTACTTCCCGAAGCGTCTCTTCAATTGATTCGAGATGTTCGGACAGGAAAAAAACTGTAGATGCAGACATCCGTGTCACATCTGAGCGAAATCGCCGCCCATACAATCGGTGTAGAATCGTTGTCTATCGGCTCCGATGTACATGTGAAATTGGGGTTTGATGCGACATCTCCGAATCTCCATCTTGGCCATCTTGTACCGCTAAGGGCGTTCAAATCCCTCATGGAAGAAGGGTGCCAAGGAACGATCATTCTTGGGGATTCGACCGCCCGGATCGGCGACCCGTCTGGCCAGGATAAATCCCGCCCTATCCTACCTATGGACGAAACCCAATTGAACGCCCGTACCCTCGCCTCATCAATCACCTCGTTTCTAGCCGGGTGTGGGAATAATTGGCAGTTCGCCCCCAATTCCTTGTTCGAGCCCAGTTTGTCAGAGTTGATCCCCCTTTTGAAATCCGTGTCTGTAAGTTCAATGTTACGCCGAACTCATTTCGCAGACCGTTTTAGCAGGGGGGACTCAATCTCACTATCTGAAATGATTTGCCCTGTGTTGCAGGGGTGGGATTCAGTCCAGCTGAACTGTGACCTAGAAATCGGGGGTTGCGACCAGCTTGCAAACTGCACGCTCGCCCGAGATATGATGGGTCGTGCCGGACAGTCAAGGCAAGCGGTCATGTTGTTCCCATTACTTACCGGGGTGGATGGTGTTCAGAAGATGAGTAAGTCCCTAAGAAACCACATTTCGCTAAATGACGAACCCTGCGATGTTTTCGGTAAGGTGATGAGCATCCCAGACACCCTGATCGGCGAGTGGTCCAAGCTCCTGTTGCATCGTGTCGCAGAGGGGGACACCCCGTTAGAGCAAAAACAGCGTCTTGCCTTTGATGTGACAGGATTAGTGCATGGTACGATCAAGGCACAATCCGCACGCAATTGGTTTCGACGCACCGTTCAGGGAAAGGTCGTTAGTATTGATAGAGAGATTCAGATTGGCCGGGGTGAGGTACCAGTTATTCAGGCCGTTATTCAGGCCGGATATGCCACATCCAATTCTGACGCACGACGGTTGATCGCGGGGGGCGGTGTGAGGATTGATGGTGAGCGAATAGAGGCGTCCGCCTTTATCACAGCAGATTGCGTATTGCAAAAAGGACGAAGGAACGCCGTAAGGTGCGTAACAGGAGATAAGAATGCAAGCAGAAACAAGTAAACCCGGAGATGCTTCGTGGGTCTCACCCCCTGAGACTACCGTTGTCGAAGGTGCGGATACCGGGGCTGAGGAAAATCGTACCCCGCCCCCTGATGTTGAACACCCGTGGCCCGAATATACCTGCCACAAGAAGGTGCGAGCCGCGAAGATTCAGTGTGTCGGTGCCCCTCGGATGAACGGGTGCCATCTTACACTTTACGGTATTGAAGATACTTTTAGTGTCTCGCACGAATGGTACACTCACCATAACCCGCAGGAGGGTGGGTACCTTGTAGAGTACGCAGACGGGTACTTGTCGTTTAGTCCTGCTGAAGCTTTTGAGGGCGGGTATTCTGATGTTGTTAAATAAAAGGGTCGATTACTTTAAGAGTGGACAGCACTCTTAAAGGCGGCTTAAATAGGAGAAGAGTATGGATTGGTTACAAGCAAATTGGGAGGGGATTGTGATCGCCTATGCCGCCGCAACCGCACTGGCTACCGCGATCGTGAATCTGACCCCGACGCCTACAGACGATGATGCGTTGGCGGGGTTTTACCGTTGGATTGAACGAGTCGCCGGTATCATTACCCGCAAGGCGAAGCAGGGGGGTGATAAATGAAGTTGATAAAAGTTCTAGCCCTCGGGCTTATTATGTCAGTAGCGATTCCGATCGTTGTACCTATGACCGGGTGTTCTATGATCGGGCAGATCGAAGATACCCCCCGCGGTAAATACTTCCAAACCCAAGAGGCGTTCATTTTCGCTGTAACTGTGGCTTTGGAACAGAAACGAGCGGGGGCTATTAGCCAGGGGTCGTGGGATGATATTGTTCTCCCCGCAATCAACCAGGGTGACGCCCTTCTCGATCAGATGGAGGCCGCCGCGATGTCAGGTACTTTTGATCAGCTGGGAACTATGCGTGATGTGCTTATCGGTATCATTGCCATAATCCAGAGGGAGAGTGAGTAATGGACCCAGTAACACTAATTACCGCAGGTATTGCCGCTCTTGACTGGCTGATCTCGAACGCTGAGGCGTCCGGTGAGGAAATCCCTCAAGAGCATCTTGACACTCGCACAGCGTTCCGAAAGGAACTTGTGCGGTTGGTGAACGATGAGGGGTCCGGTACTCCCGATTAACTTATGTCCTGCTTGGGAAACCCGGCAGGGTATTTTTAGGTGTAGGGTAATATGGAGGTCAATGTGATGGACGATACCCCCCTCGGACTAACCGAAGTCGAAGAGAATCAGTTTCGGAATCTACTTTCGCGTTTGCGGGAACATGATCCAGATGCGTTGACTCGGCTGTGCGTGGATAGTATTTTATATCGTCAGGTGCCTGATACTCTAGTGATGAAGCAGATGTTTGACCAGGATAGTATTCTAACCTCTTGTGTCGTCGTGGCTAAAGGGACAGCCCCCGCAAGCCAGTTGAACCGGGTTATGGCGGAGAATACTAAGTGAGCCAGAAACCAACCCTACGGGTGTACAATGCGTCGGCGACCGTGGAGTTTGTTCACATACCAAAGCGTAGTAAGGCGATGGGGCACACCCGTCCTATCAGTAAAACCGCGAAACACCCGACGAGGTTTTGTGTGGTCGTTGATGCGAAATTGCGGGGGGTTGATCGGCTTGACACGCTAATCCATGAGTCATTGCATGTTGCAGACTGGGGTAAAGATGAGGTATGGGTCAATAAGACCGCAACAGGGATAGCTAAACTTCTTTGGAAGCTTGGGTATCGCTGCGAGAAGGAAGGTGTGTAGGATGAATGGAGAACCGATTGAGTTTGACCTGAATACATCGAATGCGACTGCCGCAGTACCCTTGGTACTTCGATCGCACGGTGATGGTGCCGAGAGGGTGTTGGCCGCGAACGAGCGAATGATTATTTATAACTTGGGCATTTACGCAAACTCGTCGGTTGGAACCGCCGTAATTTTTGCGGACCATGATGGTGATGGGCTTGTCGGAACCTATGAGGCACTACTGCGATTTGTTGGGACGGCCCAGAATGAACAGTTCGCTTCGGTGCTTGGGTGGGCCGGGGCTATCGGTCAAATACCCCTCGTAGTGTCCCTCGGGGCGGGGCTTCTCACTATCACAGGTCAGGGTGTTATTGTCAAGGGGTAAATATGGATCGACACGGCGTATATTCCCCGCAAGAACTTACTATGCAACTCAGGAGAGTTGCGATGGAACCATCTACCGTCACGGACGGTGGTGATGTGGTTTCTAATGCCGAACAACTCGCCCGAACAATTTGGAAAAAGGCGTTGGGGTACACAGAAACCAGGGTACCCTGTAGATAAAGTCCATGATGCCGCAGCTTGGGCGATCCAACTTTTAATGGACCGAATGGAGGGGAAAGCCGCTACGATTCAACCGGAGGCGGAGAAGGGTATCTCCGCGGTAGAGCGGATCGGAGAGTTGGCCGTCGAGACGGTGAACCGTCTTACTGAGGAAGCGGTGGGTCCGCCCGGACCACCACCCCTATTAGGACCGGATGGGGGTACTGATGCCTCCGAATAGCCATATAGTTAAACCAGAACTTTCAACACCTTTTCCCGCAATCCCGCGGGTGTGGACTTGCCCCCACTCCGGGTTTAAAGTACCGAAGGACCCTGTAAAGAATCTGGTGTGGCGGGCGGAGCTACTTAAAAAGGCTGTAGAAGATAAAGGGCTTCAAACAGCCCTTTATACAGCAGCTTCCAAGTCCGTACTGTTTTGGATGAATACTTTTGCGTTCACCTATCGCATCCAAGATTCTGATACTGCGGGTAAACGCCGTCAGGCAAAAAATGCCCACATCCCATTTGTCACATGGGATATTCAGGACACCCATATCCTTGCGATTGAGGACGCCATTGATAACGCCTACGATCTTCTGACAGACAAAACACGCGATATGGGGGCTTCGTGGACGCACATCGCGGTGTTCCACCACCAGTGGTTATTCCGCAAGGGTCGTAAGTTCTTAGAGATGTCTCGCGTGGAAACGGATGTTGACGGTGCGGATAACCCGCGTTGTCTATTCGTTAAACATGACTACATTAACAAGTGGCTTCCGGCATGGATGCTTCCTCGGATTGATAGAACTCGAATGCACCTTGTCAATCTTAGCAACGGCTCGCGTATTGACGGCGAATCCTCGAATAAGGCGGCTGGTTCCGGCGATCGTTGCCATGCGTTGTTGATGGATGAGTTTGCTAAGATGGAAAATGCTGAGAAGATTAAAGCGGCCACAGCAGATGTAACCCCTTGCCGTCTTGCGAACTCAACACCTTGGGGTGCAGGGACAGCGTATTCAAAATGGCGGCTGTCTGGGCAGGTTAAGGTCGTACCTTTACCTTGGTATGAACACCCAGAGAAGGGGGTTGGTCGATATTGTCGTCAGGACGAGGAAACTGGGAAGTGGCAGATTCGATCGCCGTGGTACGACGAGCAGTGCAGAATCCGCACACCTCAAGAAGTCGCTCAGGAAATTGATATGGACCATATTGGTTCTGGTGATGTCGTGTTTGATGCAGCAATGGTCGAACAACATAAAAGGATGTACGGTAAATCAGCATGTGCCAAGAGAACGATTGATTTTAAGAAAACGATCCCGAATGCGGATATCCAAAACTTTTTACGCGGTAAAGATTTGGACGGACTAGAACGCCGAGGGGCCCCGTCTGGCCCTCTACATATTTGGGCCCGATTGGTGGATGGTCGCCTAGATCAACGACTAACTTATGTCCTTGCTTGTGATATCTCTAAAGGCCAGGGGGCATCGAACTCAACTTTAACGGTACTGTGCCGGGAGACTGGGGAGAAGGTTGCTGAGTGGGCGTCAGCAAACGCCCCAGAACATGAGTTTGCCCGAATTGCTTGTGCTATTGGGTTGTGGGTTGGCGGTGGGGGGGGTCGGAATCTTCCGTTATTAGGCTGGGAAGCGAATGGGCCGGGCCATGTATTTGGCCGAGAGATTGTACAGACTTATAAATACCCGAACTTCTGGGTAGACCGTCAGGTGGGAGCCATAACGGAGAAGAAGTCGGGGCGGTATGGGTGGACGAGTAGCCGAGAGAAAAAAGCGTTGGTTATTGGTACATATCACAGAGCTTTGACCCACGGCGGATTTATCAATCCTTCACTCAAGGCTTTAGATGAGTGCCTTATGTATGTGCATTACGAAGGTGGTGGGTTGGGTCCGGCAGCACTAGTATCTGAGTCAACGACGGCTAGGGCGGTACACGGGGACCGTGTAATCGCAGATGCTCTGGCTAACTGGATGTTAGATGATGTTGCCGCCACCCGAATAACAAAACCTGTTCGGCCCGAACGATCATTTGCTGCACTTAAAGCGAAACACGATAAACGACGGAGAGCCCGGAAATCTGGGGATACCTTCGACTTTGGGAAGTAGGAATTATGCCAGTAGAAATATCTCCCGCCTCATTCCAAGAGGCGGTTCAACTCGGGTTTAAGCGGAACAAGCGATCAGTGAACGCTCGCCTTCATTTCCTTCGCCAGTATGTCGGGCAGTATTATGACAAGGAACAGGGTTCTGTTGGGAAAGAACCCCTCAACCTGATCTATAACGCGATCCGTGTTCTTGTACCAAACTTGGTGTTTACTTATCCAACATACACCATCTCTAGCGATTATATTGCCTACCGTCCTTATGGCGATCTTCTCGCTCTTGCATTAACCAAGGAAGCGAAGCGACTTAAACTACGGAATACTTTGCGATCGTGCGTCGTGGATGCCATCTTTATGATGGGTATCTTAAAGACGGGTATGTGTGATTCGGGGTCAGCCATCCATTTCGACGAGGATGATTCTGTTGATCCAGGTATGATCTACACTGACAGAGTTGATTTTGCAAACTTTGTGTGGGACCCGTTTGCTCGGTCCATTGATGAGAGTTTGTTTCAAGGGGATCGTATTCTTGTTCCTCGAAAGTCACTTCTTGAAAGTGGGCTGTATAAAAACGAACTTATTGAAAAATTGCCCGCTGCATACTCTGACGCCGCCGATGGGAAGAACTCCCGTGTGGAATCGTTAAGTGCTGGGGACATTGATCTTGAAGAAGCTGGACGGATGGAGGATATGGTCGAGATCGTCGAATTGTGGGTACCAAGGGCGAACGCATTGATTACAGTCCCCGCGAGTCGGGAGTTCAAGACCGCGGACTATCTCCGGGTTGCAGATTACTACGGGCCGGATTCGGGGCCCTATACAAAATTGGTTCTTACGCCCCCGGTACCAAATAACCCTATGCCTATCTCGTCTGTGGGTATTTGGAGCGATCTTCATCATATGGCCAATAAGATGGCCGTTAAAGTGATGGATCAAGCTCAGAGACAGAAGGATATTCTCGCGTATAAACCCTCGGCGGCTGATGACGCCGAGGAAATCCGTGATGCGGGGGATGGGGAGGCAGTTGCGGTCGATGACCCATCCTCCATGAACACCATTTCATTCGGCGGTCAAAAGAACTCGAATGAAACACATCTGAACTCCCTTCAAAGTTGGTTTAATATGATGTCCGGCAATACAGAAGGTTTGGCTGGGATGTCAATGAACTCGAAGTCGGCGACTGAAGCCCAGTACCTTGCGTCGAATGCTCAGGCCACCCTATCCGACATGCAAGATTTGGTGTATATTTTTGTGAGTGAAGAAGCTAGTAAACGGCTGTGGTACCGACACACCGACCCGCTGATGGAAACCCCTCTTGCAGTAACCCGACGCGGTGATCTCGGAGAGGACTTAGGCGAAGTTCAGGTTATGCTTACGCCGGAGATACGGCGGGGTGACGCAATTGATTACGCTTTAGAGGTTGAACCAGAATCTATGGGGCGGACAAATGCGTCTGAGAAATACCAAAAAGCGTTGGAGTTTGCCGTGAAGGTAATGCCCGCCGCCGCACAAGCGGCAATGGTGTCTATGCAGATGGGGACCCCGTTCTCATTCCCTGCGTTTATCACTCGTATGGCGAAGTTTGCGGGTATTGAATGGATAGATGAGGTGTTCAAAGACCCCCAACTACAAATGCAGAATATGGTGCAAATGCAGATGGCCCCGCAGTTAATGGACGCGAAGGGGCAAGCAGGGGACGGGTTGTCTGGTATAATGCAGAACGGCGGGTCGCCAATGGCTGGTAAGGTGGATGGGCAGGGTGTTCAAGCACGCCAACTTGCCCAGAACGGGGCAAATCAATCACAAGCCAGCATGGCTATTCGGGAGGTATAAAATGGGGTGTATTCCAGCAAGTGATAAATCGTGGGAAGCGGAGAGCGACGCTCGTTCTCTCGTCGAATATAACAAAATTATGGCCGACCCTAAACGCCTTGCTCGGGCTAAAAAGGCGTTGGTGAAGATGGAGAGAGAAGCCGAAGAAACCCTACTCCATACCAAGGTGGCTAAGAAACTTAAAAAGATCGGGGGCGGTTCCTGATGCCGGTCTACGCCTATACCTATACCGACGAACAGGGGGGGACCTTCGACGAGTTTCAGCAGATGCGGGATGATGTTCTGGTAGAACATATGGGGCGGCCCTGTGAGCGATTGATCTCTCTCCCATCCATCAGGACCCAGTATGGGAAGGGGTCTGGAACAAAACCGATCGAACTTTATTCGATTGGGTTAAATACAAAATCGGAAATCCAAGAGTTTGCTAAACGAAACCCAAACACCCAAATCAGCCAAGACCGGCGGGACCCCCTGTTCGGGATTCCTGTGGTGAAGTCTCGTTCAGAAAAGCTGCGGGTGCTGAACAATGAGGGGTTTCAAGAGAAAAGTAGTTTTTCCTGAGATTTATCAGGTTTTATAGTCCGAAAGGCCGTATAATAAGGGCACACCCCCTACCCTCTTATCGGAGCAGCGGGTGAATGGAGAATCAAGATGAAGGATGTAGATGCCGAGACAGTAGTTGAGTTGGGCGGTACTTCGATCGTTGATGATGGACCGAGTGCAGGGGAGAGTTTGGAAACTTCGGTTTCCGAACAACTTGCCGCACTTGACGATTCTTTTAACGACATTGATACCGATGAAATCGTTGAGGATGAGATCGTTGAGGATGAGATCGTTGAGGATGAGATCGTTGAAGATGAGATCGTTGAGGATCAGCAGTCCGCAGATAATGCGGCTCCTACCATCCCCGCCGCTCAGGTTCGATCCCTCATTGCGTATGGTTGGACGGTCGATGAAATTAAATCCGCTGAGGTTAATAGTCCGGGGTTTGCTAGTACCGCCGCGAAAATCCACCAGACCCGTACTCAGGAGATTCAAAAGTTTGCAGATATGGGGCGGCAGCGGAAGCAGGAGATGGGGGACCCAGAAACTTCTGGGAGTCCTAACACCCTTCCGTTGACAGTTGATAAGGCCGCACTTATTGAAAAATACGGGTCCGAAGATTTGGTAAGTGAAGTTGTTGATCCGGTAAATAAACTGCTAGAACAAATACAGGGTATGCTACCGGATTTACAGGCGGGGCAGCAAGCCGCACAGATGGCCCGGATGGAGTCTGCTAGTCAACAGGTTGACTTGTTCTTTACTTCTGACATAATGACGCCATACACCAATGCGTATGGGTCTAGTCAAAGGGATATGACAGATGATCAGTGCGGGAATCGGAACGCCGTATTGCAAATGGCGGATAATATCCGAACAGGTGCAGCGTTGCGGGACGAGGATATCCCAATCCACGAAGCAATGGGTATGGCCCATGAGATTGTTGGCGGTGATTTTAAGGCGGAAGTGATCCGAAAAGAGATCAAAGGGAAAGTGGCGAAGCGGGCCGGGGGGCTAACCCTTCGACCGGGAACGCAGACAGTGAAAAAGGTTGGGGCTGGTGTCTCACAAGAACAGTTTGAAAAGAATATCGGCCAACGGCTTAAAGCCCTTGGCGAATAATATGGAGAAATAAATGGCCGTTACAAATACGCAACTACTCGATTTGGTCGCAACTACGCTCAAAGACCTCCCGAAAGGGGAGTACGAAACAATGTGGGATTTGCAGAACTATGAGTATGCAAAAATCTACAACGAGAAACGCCGTCAAATCGACGGTGGTACCTCTATCGAACGGAATGTCGTTCTCGATAAAACTGGTCGGGCTCGTTATACCCGACCCTACGCGACCGAGGACCCTAGCGTTCAATCCATCCAGAAAAAGATCAATGTCCCGTGGACTCAGTTCCGTGGTGATATGTCTTGGGATAAGTTGGAGATTTTGCGGAACCGTAATTCTACGAAGGGCTACATTAACCTGATGAAATCTCGGCGGAATGAAACTCTGTGGGATATTGTCGAAATGTTTGAACAGCGTGGTTGGCTCGCACCTCAAAGTGCGACCGACGACCTCAACCCTTACGGTATTCCTTACTACCTGAACATGCTCGATAATGGGGCGACCGAAGGCGGGTTCAATGGGCAGACAATCCGCTACGGCGGTGGTTCGACTGGGACGATCTGTTCTGGTATTGACTCCGCCGCCGAACAGAAATGGCGAAACTACGCGGATGTTTACACGAAGGTTGATAATGCCCTCCTGCGGAAATTGCGTACTGCGTGTCTCTCCACCCGGTTCAACGCCCCTCCCGGCGTACAAGAGACAGGTAGTGGTGATACATCAAACACACGCAAGTTGTATGCAGGGCTCGACACTATTGTTGAACTCCAAGACCTCGCGGATAAACGCGATGATAATACGCAGGTGAAAGACCTTGCCGGGCGGGCTCTTGCAGAGAAGGAGGGCGAGATCAGCTTCAATCGTCTCCCTGTATGTTATGTCCCGCCTCTCGATGGTGTTGCGTACAATCCAATTTATGCCGTTGATTGGGGTAAAATCCAGCCAATGGTGCAAGATGGGTACTGGATGGTTGAGTCTGAGCCAATGATCGACCGTTTGCAACCAAGCGTGGTTACTGTTTATGTTGATGGCTGTCACCAAAACCTTTGCACGAACCGTCGCCAGGCTGGGTTCGTCCTCCATAATAAAATCCCCGCCGCGTAAGATTTTTGTCAGTTGAACACTACCCGTAATAGGCGGGATTAGGAGATATGTTATGAATAATGTAGTTACGCTTGATGGAGCCGGGGAAAATGCCCAGCCATCGTCGAATGTATGGGCCGGATGCCCAGGGGCTCGGTTGTTGGCGGAAGGTTCCGGTATTCTAATCCATGAGGATTTTGTCGGTGGGGTTGTCTCTACCACGACTACTGCGGCCACACCGATCGGTAATGGGTTTCTAACCTTCGCCGGGGATGTGGCCACTGTGACCTCATTCAAAGCTGGTGAGATTGGTGGGTACCTTGATGTTGAAACCGATGGGGATGATAACGATGGTGCCGCTCTTGTCACCCAACCCATTATCCGTTTTGAGCGGCATTCTGGGAAAGAAGTCTGGTTGGAGGCCCGGTTGGAACTCGGGGCTCTCGCAGACCAAGGTGTGTTCGTTGGGTTCGCCGAGGCCGCAGGGTTGACCCATGATGTAATCGCCGACGGTGCCGCGGCACTGATCGGTGAATCTTTGGTCGGGTTCCAAATCCTTAATGACGATACTGACGCAGTTGATGCCGTCTTTAAGCTTGATGCAGGAGCCGCTGTCGAGATGGGGTCGGTACTTAACCCAACCCCTTTGGTGGCAGATACAGAGTTCAAAGTCGGGCTGCGGTTCGATGGCCGGGAAACAATTAAGTTGTTCTTCAATGGGGATCAAGTCGTTGCGTATAACATTAACGCGGCAACTTTCCCTGTTAATGTTGACATGGGTTTTGTAGTTGCGGTGAAAACCGGGGCTGCGGCGGCTCGATCAATTGCGATTGATTGGGTTCGTGTTGCCCATCAGTCTATTCTCTAAACCCCATCACTACCTTTAGAAATAAGGGTAGTGGTTTTAGGAGCCTATATGTCCGTCGAGCCAACATCAGCCCTTACATTTAGTGATTTACTTTTAGAAACCGCTTTGAAGGCAGGTATAGCGTACTATGGGGAAAGTGGTAACGAACTCGCTCAGATACCTGTAGATATACACGACCTAGCTGAGTGTAAACGATATGTGAATAATGCACTTCGGATGTTCGTCGGTGATGCCCCGGAGTCCGGGTGGCGTTGGACTCGCCCTGTTGGGGCGTTTACTCTATGGTCAGGGGTTGACGAGCTTACGGGTCGGACGGTTTCCGGTGGGGTTTATGATGCTGTTCCCAACGAGACGGTTATTGTTGCGTCGGATTCAGTATTTTATGAGACAATGGAAGATGCCTCCCTTGTTGTGTTCGGAGGGATTACCTTCCGAATAAAGCGGTATGTATCCGCCACCCAGGTTTCGGTAGTCGGTGATGCAAGCGGTGTGATAGCACAACTATTCTCTATCCCCACAACGGGGGACTATACACTCCCCCGTGGTTTCGCCGGGTCCTATGGGGGGAAAGTAACATTTGCTAGAAACACTAACCAACTTACCCATATTGATTGGGTGGACGAAGCGGAGATTAGGCGGTTGCGGAACCAGAGCGACAATACCTCTGGTTATCCAATCGTTTTAGCAATCAAACAAATGGAAACCATGCAACCAGGTGATCGACGGCGATATGTAATCGCCTCTTACCCAATTGCATACTCTGATGTTACCGTGGAGTTTAAGTACCACAGGACCGCCGAAGAACTTGACGCTCTCACAGACGCTATTCCCTCCCCTTTGGTACACGATGAAACGCTACGAGCCGCGTGTCGAGCCGTTGTTGAGCGGGACATGGAACGGATTACGGACGGCCCTGATTGGCAATACTATCGCGGCAACTGCCTCCCGAATAGCCATCAATACGATTCGCGTTCTGGCCCGCGTCGTCTTGGGTATTTCGGAAATCCGACGAACGGGAATGAATCACCACATAATGCAGCAGGCCCGTTTAGACGGCCTAATGTCACCTTTGAAACATAAACCAATTGGCAGGAGATGAGTATGAACGAAGCGAACTTTGTTAGTCGGGTAGAGTCATTTATCACAGGGGATTACTTCCTTGCGGAACGCGAGATTCCGCTTAGTGCTTTTCGCACAACCGCAACCGCAGTTACGAACGGGATTTCCTTTGCAAATGGGGAAGTTGCCAATCTCCATCTTGTGATCCCACAGGATTTTGCCGAGGATGCGGGTAAGGTAGCTTTGCGGCTCAATGTTGTTCCTAGTGCGGATACTGCCGATACAACCGATATTGGTGTGGCCAGTGCCCAGACAATCTTTCGAGCGGGAGCCGCGGCGGATGCCGCAGCAGCGGCGGCGGTTGCTGAGGATGCCGTTGCATCTTCGGGAGCTTTAGTTCGTGAGGTTGTGCTTGATCTCTCAGGGCGGGGTTTCGAGCCGGGTGATGTGGTCCAACTCACCGTAGATGTAAATGGCGGTGGTGCAACTGAGTTGATCCTCACAGGGGCCGCTCTTATCTACGGCTCAACCTTCCGAGCTTATAACGATGATGATAACGGTCGGGACCTCGGAGCTTAAATGCCTAATGATACCTACCCACTTCCGTTCCCTATAAAGGGCCTGTACGAAAGTACAGGTTTTGATGGTCAGCCTGCGGGAACTACAAACGATGCTCTGAATGTCAGAGCTTTTTGTGCGTTGGCTGGGCGGGCACGGGGCGGTAGTCGGGCAGGTACTTCAAAATATACATATGGCCGTGTTACGAATCTACAAAAACCAATCCAGAATATGGTGAAGGCTGTGGAAGGGGCCTCATACCCCTCGGCGTACACAACGCTGGTTGAGAGTTTTCAAGGGTATACCGCGGAAGTTAGTCCAAATCTTTCACCACTTTGGTGTATGGGTTCTACGCTCGCCCCTCTCGCCGGTGTTCGAGTTCATCCCGCATTATGGGAAACGACTATCGACGGGATCGAGTGGCGGAAATCCTCTGATACTACCGGAGGCCAGTTCGTTTCCCATTGCCTCCCCCTCGTAAACGATGCCGAGTCAACAGTAACAGTTGTTTTGCGGGCCAAATCGCAAATGGACACAGGCAATAATTTCTTCGGTACCGCAGATGAAGCTTCAATGGTCGGCCCTTTTATTAAAGCGTCTATCGACCTGACAAGTGGGTACGCTGCAATAATCGAACCGTCTGCGACAAACTTTGCTGTTCTACATATTATCCGTCTCGTACCCGGCGTAGATGGTGGGTATGAATCCGTAGCTAGTGAAGATATTGGGCTACTAAATGCCGGGGCGGGCGTAACAGACAGCTGCGAAATCTCCCTGTGGACAACGGATGAATCATCCGGGTCAATCATTTTTAACGCCCGTATAAATTGGCCAGGCGGCGGGGCAAGCGGAACGAATATAGATAGAACAATTCGGTATACAGACACCAATCCGGGCCTTCTGTTTCTCGATTATGGGGCCGGTGTTGGTATATTTAACCGCCGTGGCGGTACAACTAACCCGACCTTTATAGAAGGGACATCCTTCCGCACAATCAAAACTGTTGAGGTACGATACCGGACCCCGGCAACTCGTCTAATCGTTCAACGGTGGCTCCCGACAGAAGAAGACCTGAACCAGTATTTCCGACCTATTGGGTTATCAACAATAACTCATGACGCGGTAGATTATACTGTTCAGCCGACGGATCGGTATGATTCTGCTTCTGTTGATACAAACGAGGTATTTGCAGACACGGCGGCGAATGAATATGTATCTGCGTACAGTACGGACTTCGAGCGGAGTGCGGCACTTACAAGACCGTGGGACGCGGGCGGACCGTTTGATTTGGAAGTCGTGTTGAGCATCCCTACCGGGATGACCACCTCGGATACAGGGAAAACACAATTCTGGTTTCGTGTCAATGCTGATGATGGGTATCTTGTGCGTGTCGAGGTTCAGTTTGTGATCGACCACACTGATTCTGCGGGAAATGAAACAGCCCGCATATCTTTACTTACTCTTAGTTCTATTGGGGAGGACGGGGAAACCTTGTATGGAGGGGCAGTATCAGTGCCGATCCCTTTCGTATCAGGGGCAATCCTACGGGTTGAAGATCGAAATACTGACATCGCAGTTTACTTATCCGGTCGGGAAGTTGGGGTCTTTCCTTTTCCGCTTCAAACCGGCGTAAATGCTTTGCTAGAGTTTTTCCCTAACGATCGAGCGACTGGGGATGGTTTCGGGGGATCAGTTGGTATTGCGGACGGGGTGATTATCGTCGGTGCAATTGGTAATGACGATAATGGGGTGGGGTCCGGCTCTGCGTATCTGTTTAATGCAGCGACTCGAACGCAGATAGCCAAGCTTCTTCCTAGTGATGGTGCGGCAAATAATCAGTTCGGCATATCGGTCGCTATCGGTAGTGGTGTGGCTGTTGTTGGGGCTCGCGGCCACAACCACTCCGGCGTAAACTCAGGGTCGGTGTATCTTTTTAACGCAACAACGGGTGTCCAGATTAACGAACTTCTACCGAGTGATGGTGTGAGTAACGGGTACTTTGGAAACTCCGTTGCGATTGAGGGGACAACGGTTGTTGTAGGGGCTCCGTGGGACGATGATCTAGGAGCTGATTCTGGTTCTGTGTACCTATTTAATTCGATTACCGGGGTTCAGACAAACAAATTAAATGCCGGGGATGGGGTTGTATCTGATTGGTTCGGGCATTCTGTCGCTATTGGCGGCGGTATCATTGCTGTTGGGTCCCCGAAGGATGATGACGCGGGGGATCAGTCTGGTTCTGTTTATTTATTCGACGAGTCTACGGGGCTGCAAACATTCAAACTTACAGCGAATGATGCGACGATGGGCGATAATTTTGGTGTATCTTTGTCAATTAGTAATGGCGTTTTGGCTGTTGGGGCGGAGCTTGACAACCACTCCGGCGTAAACTCAGGGTCGGTGTATCTTTTTAACGCAACAACGGGTGTCCAGATTACTAAATTGTTACCAAGTGATGGGGTGACGGACGATAATTTTGGGGCGTCCGTTGCTATATCGCCGGATTATGTTCTAGTTGGGGCCCCTCTCGCCGATGTTCCCGTCGGGGTAGGGAATATGGAAGGTGCGGTATACCTGTTCAATACGAACACATATACCCGGATAGCGAAACTAACCGCGAGTGATGGTGAGGCAGGTGATAATCTTGGGCGATCAGTTGCTATTGATGGGACTTTGGCGGTTCTTGGGTGCCCTGTTGGTGATGACTCCATAACTCTGAACGCTGGATCAGCATACCCGTTTGATTTAGCCCCGCCGAGTAATGCTGTACCCCCGAATGCAGAAGGTACTTACGCAGCTATTTCGCAAGGTAAAGGGTCTGGGGTTGGGTCATTTCCTGAGTATGTAAACTATATCTCCGAGATGCGGTGGGTACGATCAAGCGGAAGTCAGTACAACGAAACAACCTCGGGTTCCTCTGGGCGTCTCTTGGCTGTCTCAGATGGTAGTATCGTCGATGTGACAGAAGGGTTGATAAGTCCAATCCCATCGGGTGTGGACGCTCTGGATAGTAGTCCATTCAACATCCAATCTGTTGCGGCGTTTAACGCCGTATTCTTCACGGATGGTGATGTAATCAAGGAGTATAAACTCGATACTGGGTCGGTGGTAACGCCAACCCCATCCGCAGGCGTATTTCCCACAGACCCAAGACTCCTAACCCTTTATCGCGGACGATTGGTGTGGAGCGGTACTCCCGATGATCCACATAACTGGTTTATGTCCGCAGCAGGGGACCCGCTTGACTATGACTATTCCCCACCAACACCAACTGAGATTCAGGCCGTCGCAGGGAATAACTCTACCGCGGGTTTAATAGGTGATGTCATTACCGCGTTAGTCCCGTTCGGGGATGACTATATGATCTTTGGGTGTGACAGCACAATCTGGCAGATGACAGGCGATCCCGCAGCTGGTGGTGTGATTGATCTCGTCAGCGATCAAACTGGAATGGCCTTTGGTAAGGCGTGGGCGAAGGACCCCGCAAACACATTGTATTTTTGGGGGAACGATGGGGTATACCGTTTGGTGCCAGGTGGCACCCCACAGAATATGACTAAGAATAGAATTGATTTCCGGCTGCGGAGCGTAGCCTTAGACCAAAACCGTATTTATATGGAGTGGGATTACTTAAACGCTGAGTTAATTGTCCTTATTCATCCTGCGGATTCGAGCGATCCGGTCCGGGTTATTGTTTGGGAAGCAAGAACCGATGCTTGGTGGGAGGATTCCTACCCGTCATTACACGGCCCGCATACTATCCTCGCCTATAACTCTACCGCGGCAAATGATCAAGCCCTCTTACTCGGAGGCCGCGATGGTTTTATCCGTAAGATAGACCGGACCGTTGGGACAGATGACAGCACTGCGATCCCAAGTCGAGTCCGCTTTGCCCCTTTTATAGCCCCCTCGCGTACTAGTTCTGTCCTACTAAATACACTCCATCCGGTTCTGGCAAAAGGTTCATCTGTGGCCGCTGTTAAAGTATACACGGGACAGACAGCTGAGGGTTGTGCAACAGCGACAACCCCGCGGATTTCCCAGGCTCTCACTCACGCCGGTCGCAACGCCCTTATTCGCCGACCTATCCGTGGGTTCGCGGTTCAGGTTGAGATTGATGTGCCCGCGGGAACAGTACCTTGGGCTCTAGAGTCTATGATTGCTAAGTTCGATCTCGGGGGACTTCCGACTCGCCATGCCCGAGTTGCATCCGAGGGGGCCGCGAATGGCGATTAACCCAGGAAGTCGGACCAACAAAAGACAGATGCGGGAGTTCCAAAAGATGGCTGCGGACCTATTTGGCTCCCTATCTCTTATCGCGGGGGACGGAATCACTTTCCTTGGGAACGCTATAAAAATCGCCCTCCGCCCTACTGACTCCGGGCTTGAACTAACGGGTGGTGTTCTTGGTATTGATATCGCTTCCGGGGAACCTTTTACAACAAGTGGGGGGTTAGCGTTAGACCAGTCCGCACTATCTATAACTGAATCACAGGTAAGTGATTTGCCGGTATACTATAAACAAGGCGATATTATTCTAGCCGCCGAAGGCTCACTAGGGGGTGCAGGGTTTGGCTTTGAGGATAGCCCAGATACCGGGATGTATCATTTCGGTACCAATGTGTTAGGGTTTATTGTTGCAGGGGTTTCGGTGTTAGAGCTATCAAAACCCATGGGTGCTTTGTTTGCGACTGTGGAGTATGACACTGATAGTTATATCGTCAACGCTGCATCTGTGTACAGCATGATAACCCCAAAACTCACCGTCGTAAATACGAGTGTGACAACCGGGGGTCAGATCGAGTTATTTGAAGGTTCTGCGAATGGGACTTCGAGGTTACGGCTTAGGTGCCCAAATAGTTTGCCGGGAACTCAGACATGGCATTTACCCCCAACCGCCGTACTAAATGGTGTATGGAAGTCAGACGCTTCGGGGGTACTTATTTGTGAGGCCGTGGATTACGCAGAGTTAGTTAGCGTACCAACAACATTTACTCCAACAAGCCACACACATGCAGCATCGGACATTATTTCGGGAACATTTGCGGACGCCCGGATTTCACAGTCCAGCGTGACGCAGCACCAAGCGTCGTTGTCTATAACAGAATCGCAAGTGAGCGGTTTACAGGCGTACTACAAACAAGGCGATACGATTCTGGCTGATGATGGTACAGCATTACTGCCCGGTATTTCGTTCGCCAATGATACTGATTCTGGCATGTTTAGCGGTGTAGTGGCCGGCGTTCTTGGAACTTTAGATTCGACAGCAATTGTCCACAACGGGAAACCGTTGATATTTTGCCAAAACTTCTTTGGCTCCTTCACGGCTGTTTTAATGGACGCAGATATTGTGATCTCGAAAGGGGCGTTGGAGTGGAGGGTAATCGCTGCTACAACGAACTTCATAAATGTATCGACTTCTTCTGGGGCGAGTATATCTATTTTTGAGGGGTCTGCTAATGGGATATCGTCCATATCCTTAAAGGTGCCAGATTCTTTATCTGTTTCGGTTACATGGGTTCTACCACCAACAGCTGTATCAAGCGGTGTATGGAAATCGAATGCGTCAGGGACTTTGGTTTGTGAAAAGATTGTTCTTGTAAACGCCGTAGCAGTTGACAACCCAACAACCGCTGTAGATAAAACGATATTTTTCACAACAAAGGCAATCACTATTGGTCAGATGACCGCTGTAGTGCGGGGAACCTCCCCTTCCGTAACCTTTAGGGTAATGCACTCATCAAACAGGAGTGCGGCTGGGAATGCTGTTGTAACGGCGGGAAATGTAGCCGCTAACCAAACGACGGGGAGTGTTGTCACTATATTCGATGACGCAACTATTCTGGCGGGGTCGTGGGTGTGGCTTGAGGTTACAGCGGTATCTGGGACAGTTGAAGAGTTTGCGTTAAGTATAAATCACACCGAAGATTAAGGGAGCGTATAATGGGCGTTAGAATATGGTATCGAAGCTGGACAGATGAAATACTCACATCCGACCCCGGATTGCCTGATGATCCAATCCCTGTAATGAACCCGAATGCCCGAATTGACGGGCGGGATATCGCCTTGGTGGTACCCCTCCGACATAAATATAATCCGCCCGAAGGTGTTGGTGGACGAGTGTTCGCAAAGATTATTGCAGATGCGGTTATGACTGTCACGCAGAATCCTCATAAACCAGTATTGATCGAGATTGAACTGGGGAGTTCTGGAAGTCCGGGCCTAAACCCCAATGGACAAGATATCCAAACAGGAGGAAAATAATGTCACGACTCGATAGTATATTCGCAGGTTGGGGTAATCGTCCAAGTTCCCAAATCGTTTCGTCCCGTGGTGGGGGTGGGAGATCACAGGGTCAGCAGCAGGCGTATGATGACCGGATTCGTCGGGAAAACCAGGCTATGCTCACCCAATATCAACAGCAGATGCAAGCAGAGAATGACCGAGTAAACGCCGCGAACCAAAAACAGTACGCCCAACTCATGTCAACTATGACGGGAATGCAGGGGGATGTTTTAGGTTCGGGTGGGACCTATGCCCAGATGGAGGGGTTGATGGCTCAGATGGGGGTAGAGGGCAACGCTCGCATAAGTGACCAGAATACTAGGAACCTTGCGAAATCGAAACAAAGTCTCGGAAGTCGTGGTCTGGGGAATACGACAATCGTTGACTCCGCGACGAGGGGTATCAATGCTGATACCGAACGGAACCGACAGAGTTTGAGCGAACAAGTTGCCCTTGGGAGGGCTGGCGTATTAGGGCAAAAAGCGGGGGCCCAGCAGAACATTGGGCGGTTGATGGCTGATTCGATTCTTAGCCGTCAAAATGTAGGGCCGAATCAAGATATGTATGCTCAGATGATTTCACAAATGTTTTCCGCCTAGGAGGTTGATCCATGCCAGCACCACAGCCAATTCGATTCCAGTACGGCGATCCGGTCTTGCTATCCAATCTCGCCGCAGGAGCCGGTTCGGCTCGGGCTCGGCGGGATTCCGCACAACGAGCATATCAGATGCAACTACAGCAGATGGCCCAGGATCAAAGTCTCTTACAGTCTGAGATGGCTAGGCGGAATCGGCCCGCGTATACACCTCAGCAAAATCCAACCATGCTTTCCGACGCGGCGGGTTACGGCGGGCCAATTCGTTCGGTGCGAAAAGACACCCCCGGTAATGAGATTCAACGCTTTGCCGTGGAACGACAGCAGCAACAAGGCGGTCTTGGCTACATGCCCCAGCGGCCCGATATGCAAGGCCAATCGCTTTCAAAGGCCACACTAGTACCAAGAGAGGGCCCGATCCCGCAGGGTCCACGCCCATCCGCAAGGATATATGAGCGGGGGACAGGGCAAACCATCGAACGATTCCCAGAAGGGTCCGTAGTTATGAGTGGGTCAGACGCAATCCCCCAAGATATACAATCTTTGCGAGAACTTGACCCACGATTTAACGCCAATCAACAGCAGATGGTAACACCTGAAATACGACAGCAGCTTGACGCGGTGAGAGCAATGCAGGGGTCTATTCCCGATGAGCAATACCGAATGCTAGAAGCGGCGGCGTCGAGTGGGCAAATGGATATGAACCAACTTGTTGATGATGCTCGCCAAGCATTGCCTAGTTCAGCTTCGTCTCGACTAACTCCGACAGTTAAACAACGCGAAAAAGCCCAAGCAGATAACCAAATGATTCGTATATTAGACCGCGGAACCGCTCAGGACAGGGCTTTGTTTGCGGAGCGGAGCCGGTTGTTTGAACCGGAAGAACTCGATATGTTTTCCCGTGAGACGGAATCCAGCCGGGAAGAGGTTAAACAGCGGAACATTGCCCAAGGGGAGGCGGCATATAAGTCATGGAAAACCACACAAGAACAACTTGCACAAGCATACGACGGCGATCTTCCGATGGCCCAATCAACGCCGGTGGACCAGGTTGGGGGGGTGCAGAGCGTGCAGACTGAGGACGACGCAATGAGGCTCCCCGTTGGAACCCGTTTTCGTTTACCTGACGGTCGGACGGGGGTACGCGAATAATGGCGAAGCTCCGTTTCGATACTCCCGGCCTTCGGTTTGACGAACCTAAGAAATTAGATGGCCTTCGTTTCGACGAGCCCGAAGTCCCGAATTACGGGGATACTTTGCGTGCAGCAAAAACCGAAATTGACAGGTTGAATGCTGAACAACTTTCCGCAGGGCGGCAAGAACTTTCCGCGGGGGCTCAAGCCGCATTAACAGACCAGTTTCGACAGCAGGATGGGTTTGAACCTACACAACCTCAAATGGGTGAACTGAACACAGTTGATTATGGGGCAGAAGCGGAAGCGGAACAAGGTCCGGTAGCGGATTTCTTAACGGCCCCTGCCCAGGCACTAACTGGGATTGGTACCGGGATTGTCGGTGCATTCTCCCCTGAGACAGCCCAACGAATGCAGCAGAACATTGATTCCTATTACGGGACCGGGGCCCAGACTGTTGGTGGTCGGTTCTATGGAGGTACCATCGGGACTGCGGCGAACATCATCGGGGCTATGCCTGCGGGTGCGGTCGGAATGGCTGGTATTTACGGTGCTAGTGGTGCTGGGTCAACCCGTACCGACATTGCAGATCGGCGGGATGATGGCCAAACGATTACCGGCGGTGAAGAGGCGAAGGCGGCAGGGCTCATTGGTGCTGCGGAAGGGCTCTCTGGTCTGATAACCGGCGGCATTCTAAACAGGGCCCGCGGTATATTTAATGGGGTCGGTACAGGGGTTGTCACTAGAGAGGCCGGAGCTAAAGGTATCCGAGAATTGATCCGGCGGGAGGTACCAGAGCTTATTACGGAGGTGGGTGAGGAAATGGCGACACAGTTGTTTACCAATGCCGTCCGAAAAAATACTTATGCTGAGGAACAAAAATTAAGTGACGGTGTTCTTGAAGCTGGGCTCATGTCTGTGATTCCTGTGTTGACTGGGAGGGCAGTTGCCAGTCGCCGTCCACAAGCCCGTTCAGAAGCCGCCACGAAACAACAAATAAAAGAGGGTAAGCAAGAGATCGGTCCTATGCCAGCAGGTGATTTTATCACGACAGATAATGTGTCAGAGTTTGAAACTCAAACATTGGGGTCGGAGATGCCCTTATCCGGGCAGGTAGAAACTGTTGGGTCAGAGGTTCAGTCGGTGATCCCTAGCGAAACAGTTGGGGTAGAACAAGGTGAAGTGTTTGAACAGACTAATCTGGCAGAGAACGACCCCGGACTACAGATGTATGTTGACGATCTCGCCCGCCAACCAATTTTTGAGGGTCAAGTCGGGCGGCAAGAGGCGGTGCCCGGAAAGATCGTTGGGCCTGATACGCAAGTAGTTGGTTCGCAAGAGTCTATTACCCAAGAACAATTCCCTGCCCGCCTTGATACTCCGATCCAAGTTGCTGAGTTTTTTGGTGCGATGGAAAAAGATTCAGAAATCCTTGCGGCGTATTCCAACGAACCCATGGTTCTTGTGGATATTCCTGTCACGGATATTCCTAATCAGGAGATAGGGGTAGAGGGGGAGATTCAGGAGTCGAAACTAGAACGGATACGCCAAGGCGATCCCGCAACCCAACCACCAATCATGGCCGTAGATGGGGGCACAGGGCTCTTTATTCCTGATGGGAACCATCGTGTTATGGTTGCCCGTGAGCGTGGGGCTGAATCCCTAAAAGGGTATGTTCCTGAATCAGTTGCCGAAGAACGCGGGTATTCAGTTGGTGCGGGTACTGTCTCCACACCCATAATTCCGACAACGATAGAAGCACCGACGGCAGTTGAGTTAGAAACTGTTGGTGCGGATGCAACAACTGGGGCGGCAACGACAGCCGGGCCTACAGAGTTCGGCCCACAGTTTGGTCGTGGGTCAAAAGGGAACCCAATCTTCCCATCCGCGTTCCCCAAACCAACGGCGAAACAGCTTGTATCCTTGGCTGGGACGGCAGAACGCCCAACACCAATCGGTCGGTTCATGCAGAAGATGAAAACGATGCTTCGTGATCCGGTGACAGGTGCCCTTGGGTCAATTGAGGGTCGTAAGATCGAAGCGAAGGGGCGGAACACGCTTGCAGCCTTAGAGGTAAGACGGGTCACAAGGGAACTGAATAAGGTTGCGAAGAAGCACGGAATTGGTATTAACAAGGACACGGATATCCAGATGGCCCTTGAGGCAGCACTCCGCGGTAAAGAAGTGGCCGATCCTAGGGTACGGAAGGTTTTACAGCGATATCGAAAGGCGATCGACGCATCTTCACAAACTCTAGCTGATGCACAGAAGGCCGCAGGGGTCGATGCGACGGTAATCGAGAACAACATCGGAACTTATGTACAGAATAATCCCGCGGGATTGTGCAACGAGGGGCCAAAGAGTTTGCCCCAAGTAAAGGTTTCCGAATGGGATGGTGAGGCGGTGTATGGTAAGTACGATACCGTCGAAGATGCGGTAAATGCCCGAGACGCTCTTGTTAAAGCCCGTAAAGAGCGGATGATTCGTAAGGGGGCGAAAGATCGTGGTGTGTCGGATGCTGATTTGAACGGACGAGCCGCCAAGGGAATCTCGATTGAAGAGCCGATTAGCCAGAAGCAACGCGAAGAAACAGAAATCCACGATGTACGGTATCTTACTACAAAGACCGTCCTTGATAACCTCCATAACGCAAGTGTAATTGATCTCCATGTGGCCGCAGGGGCGACATACGGACAAGCACCCCCGAAGATGTTAAAACAGCATGAAGTTCCGGCTTGGGCAAACGAACGAAACCTTGTACCGCTTCCGGGGAAAGGGGTCTTACACAATCTCGACACTTACATCCCGAAAGAGGTGGCAACACGGCTAGATGAATACACATATCTTCCAAGTGGTGTGAATGAGTTTCTACTTAAAACGGTTGTGCGTCCGTGGAAAGCCGCAATGACGATCTTCCGTCCCGCGACTTGGGGGCGGAACCTGATCGGCTCACAGATTCACGCGGTACTTGACGGGGCTAGTATTTTTGATCCTAGGAACTACCCGGCTTATGGGCGAGCTATTCAGGAGCTTGCCCGAGGTGAACAAAGCCTGCTTGTGCGTCGCCTAATCGAACGCGGGGCGTTAGATAGTGATTACTCAGTGACCGAAGCACGCGATGTTGCCCTACGGGTCGGGCGGAGTGGGACGGTCACTGATGCCCTCATGGGTGGTTGGGGTACCTTTAAGGGTGCCGCCGCGAAGGGATACCAGTACCCGGATAATCTAGCGAAAGTTGCGTCGGTACTGATCCACCAAAAACGCGATGGAATGTCCCTCGATGATGCGGTATTGGAGATGGAAAAATATCAACCGATCTACCCACGGATTAGTCGGTTAGCCAAAATCGCCCGTGATAATGTGTTTCTTGGTGCCCCATTCGTATCGTACATGGACCAGTCATTCCGCAATGTTTCACGGGCGATTGCTCCATTGGGTCCCGATGGGGGTATATCGCTGAACCCGAATCTCCAACGGGTCGGGATGCTCTTGATGGTACCCTACATGATCGACCAACTTTCACGGGCGGCTATCGGTATGGATGAAGAAGATGATCGAATCCTTGAACGCGACGATCCAGCATCTTACTTTATTAAAACACTGGTGAGCCCAGTAATGTATAACCCATTTACGGATGATGGGCGTGACCCGAAAGGGCGGGCGGTTGCCTTAAACCTTCGATATATCACGCCCATCATCCACGATATCTTACCGTCAATGAACAACGGGTCGCTACAGATTCCTTACGGAGTTTCCGGCCCAATCATTGACACCCTGATCGAACAGATTACGGGTAAGGAACGATTCTCCGGGTTTGATTTCCTCAACGATGAGATGTCCATGAAAGAACAGGCGATTGCCCGTGGGGATCGACTACTTGATACTCTCGTACCCCTTCCACCCGAAGTGAAACGGGCGGCCCCGCGTGTACGGAAAGCTGTGGCGGGAGAAGGCGAAGAACCTGTAGCAAACGCACTACTCGCAACACTTACTGGTATTGACACCCGAACACCGTATGTCGCGGAAAGGATCGTTAAGGAAATGATAAACAATGCGATTGATATCGGTGAGGCGGGGGAGGCTCTAGCGATACTCAGGCTTTGGAACGACACTTATAAACCGGGAAACAAAAAGAAACTTGATCCTGCCAAAGTAATTGGTGGGTATAAATCTTCACTCCGAAGTAAGCGGGCCAACGCAATCCGTAAGGCAGGGGATGCCCTGTTCCTTGGTAAACACCGAGAGGCGGAGCGACTCATTGCGAAGTACAATAGAGATCGTGGGGAGCGAGCCCCCGAACTGATGATGGGGAGTGTTGAGGGTGCGGTATCCACAGAACGCAAACGCGGGAGAGATTACTAATGAACGCAGATTTACGAGCCGAAGTTGAAACCATTACTGACGCCCGTGTACAAATGTATATGACCGTCCTAGCGAATAAAACGCTTCCGCTTATGGTCGAAGTCGCAATCCGGGCTCATAATAATGACATCGGAGCCCATGGTGGGGTGCAATTAAAAACCGCCCAAGCTCGGTGGGCGGTTCGTGGTTTCGCGGCATGTCTCCTGCTTATGGGGGGTGCCGGTATCGAGCGGGTCTTTGGGGTTTTGTTTTAGTGGGCCAGTAGAAATAGCGGCAGTGGTTAGGGATACTTACCCGGCTGTTTTTATTCATCGTTGCATTGTCGTAGAGGCGTAATTTCTCTCGGAGTTCGTCAACAGAGATTGGCGTGGTAGCTCCGAGGTAGTCCCATACCCACCCTCGCCCACCGTCGGCATCCTCGCGGGCCATATCAAGGTGTTCGCTGATGTCAAGTCGGAACCCAGCAGAGATCGTTCGGGGGTTCATGGTTCTACACCCCACAACCAATCAACCACCCGCTCCCACATTTTGAGCTTCCTCATTGGGGCAGGGGTGACGCCGGGGGTAGTATTGACCCCGCCCATCCTCCGTTCGTTGATGTCGCTTAGGGGGGATTCTACGGCGTTCTCAGCTAAATCGTCTGCAAACCGAGCTTGGAGGTGCTGAATGAAGTTCCCATTCGCATTATCGCCACCTAACGCAGACCAACCAACGATATCTCCACGCCCTTCCCAGTATTTCCAAGGCACATGGGGGATTTCCCTTACTGCATGGGTTCTATTGATATCATCTACCGAAAGCATCAGGATTCGATCCCGGTCCCCGCTTACAGTACGGCACACTGCAACCCAACCAGCGACACCCTCGCCCATAAAGCGTCCCAGCAATCTAATGTTCCCAACTCGAATCCCGCGAGCGATAGCAGGCGTCGGTGCCCCGTCCTCAAACACTGATACCATCCCCGCCCGTGTGTTGAAATGCGTATGGTTTAATTTCATTCGGATATTCCTTTCAATCGGTCCTGGTGTGTCATTACGATTTCATTTTCTAGCGTCAGTTTCACTTCTTACACTCCTTCGCTCGTACCGATACAGGTTACGCGACTCCCACACAGCGTCGCACACCGCACCCCACAACCGAAATGGGAAGTCAATAAAGATCACTATGAATGCGACGGATACAACCCACCCAGCTAATCGCACACGATACGGTAGTTTATGCAGTAGGTTCATATTAAACACGCCACCACTGATCGTACATTACTACCTGTTGGGCAACCCAGAACTCAAAGTAGTCCATATCAAGCCCTCCACTTTCCGTTTTTGATCGTGACGAAGCCACGCTTACCGTTCCTATAGATAATCCCGTGTGTGTGCATCCACTTTGACGGGCCGCGGTTGTACCCCATGTCGAGCTTGCCCATCACACCGACTGTATAGCACCCATCAATAATCGAAGGACTGTGTGTGTGTGCGGTGAACGACTTGAACCCAAGGCGGCTAAACCCTTTCGGTGATCCGCGGGCACCGCTCGGCCCGACATGGCCGTGCATCCCACACTCAATCCCTGCAATCGTGAGGGGATGATCAACCTGTAGGAAGGATACTGCGGCAACATGCCCTAATGCGTGTTGGAGAAGGTTAAAATCTGGTGAATCTATTTCTTGAACCGCTCGTAACGCCAAGGCCAGGTAGAACTCCGCGTTTATCGGATCGGTTCGCCAATCTGTTTCTTTCAGCCAACGAAGTAGGGCCTCATCGTGATTCGATTTAACCACATACACATTACCTCTGCGTATACTTCTTGCTGACTGAGCTAATTGCACCAGAAACTCATGGGCGTCATCAATTTCATCACGCACCCGGATATCCTTAACTTTCACACGAAACAAGGGGTCCTTGATGTTGTGGTGGTTTCGACTTGTGAAATCAATGAGATCATGGACAACAATGTGTGTGGGGCCTAGCGTCGGAACTATTTGCTCGGTCGTAATATCGCGGATGGCACCATCAATCTTTTCATGGTGGACATCCCCGAGAATAATACCTTCAATCGGCACTTTATTAACGACACCTAATCGTCGATCAACAAAAGTATCAAGGACCTGAAACGATCCATCGTCATCCGCATTGATATGATGGACCCAGAAATACCCATCGGAATCCACCTCAACCATGAGGGCACCTACAACATGGTGGAAGTGGGCAACTTGCCCGGTCTTTCGTTGGATAAATCGTTTCTCCGTCGCCGATCCAGTGGTGTAAAGTTCCTTCGGCATTTGGTGTTTACGACTCTCAACACACTTAAAACGGAACTTGTTATGTGGGACGACGATACTAGACCGTCCACAGTAGGCATCGAGACTTGATAGCGGATCAGCGGCGGTTGCGATGATGTCGAGTTCGCCGCAAAACGCAAGACGCTTTGCGAGTCGAACACGCTGATTCACAACACGCCCCTCAAACGCTTTATCCCACCATATATCTTGGCGTTTTATCTTCGTATCGCCCTTTGGCACAAGGCCCCGATAGTTAGCTCGGTCGTACACCGAAAACGAAACTAGGATTTTTGCGTCGATTGTTCCAGAATGGTTTATTGACTTTGCAATTATTTTGGGCGGATGTGAGAATATATCGAGCCACCTTACCTTTTTTCGGGTGCCCGAAATCGAGCGTGTCAACCCCAGCTTCGCCGATATGGGGAGCCCCGAAGCTCGCCGCCTCTGGTGTAAATGCGAACTTAGGGATCGGTTCCCCCTCTGCGTTGACTGACTCAGATTTAAGCCGGTTCCGAATGGTAGATTCTGCGATACCGAGAGCCCGTGCAGCCCCGCGGACACTACCCTGGTTATCAATCTCTGCAAGCATTAGAGCTGTTGATGTTTTATTTACCATTGTCACCCCCAGCTAGGGCTTTTATAGCCGCACAAACGAGGGCCCAGTGTCCATCATCTGTACCCACTTGAAATGCGTTGATTTTAGCGGAACTAAACGGCATCATAGTTGTCGCGTCAAGGACTTTAAGCCCAACCCATACCGCAAGAAAAAACTCTGCCCTCGCCCCGGTCGATTGTGCCCAACCGGGAAGCATAGCGATTGCGTCTCCATCCTCACCACGCAAATCAATAAGTGCTTTACAATCGCGTTCCGCAAACACGCGGGCGGCAGCCGGACCAGCGATGGATTCAGGGGGCGTATCTTCATACACGCCTCATCAAACGCTGGGAAATTGAGTTTTTCAATCCCCCGCATAGGGCCCGCGATATAAACTCGGCGATTAACTTTCGCCGTAAGTGAGCTTCTATAATCATCCAACGCCACGATCTTCGTAGGGGTACCTGCGTAGATCGGAGGATGGACCCCATTCAAATCTAAATATGTTTGTACATCGAACTCTTGTCGGGCTTGAGTTGCTTCAACCTCGATCTGTAGTAGGGCTAAAGCCCGCCACGCCATCTTCGCCGAATGGGGTAGGCCATCAGTATCCATTGTACCACGCTCTGCGAGATGGCGGAGAATGCAGTCTGCGTGATCTGAGGATTTCTCCCGAGCCCAGTGCATCTCCTCGCCGGGATTGTGTTGTTGGTTCCCGACAAAACTCACATTAGCGATCTCAGCTAGAGCGTCGGGGAAATAGTCGAGAAGTCCGCGTGCCATCGGGCGTTCTTTTCGAGCTTTTGGATTCGTTGGCAGGTTCGTTTGTGGTTTTTTGCTCATTGTTTTCTCCAAATATGCGATCGTAATTATCGCGGAATGCTTGTTCATTGCCCGGTCTACGCCTACTCCCCTTACCTCCCATATCAACCCCCTAGATAATTCTGTTTTGCGTAATCAGTTAATTCTAGGCCGACGATCCCTGTGATGTACTGATCCCCCATTTGAAGGACCCGTCTAGCCAAAGCCGGAACTGCCAGCGTTAGATTATGGGCGAATCGAATCTTCGCCCCAGCAGAAATACTATTCTCGCGGGCCCATGCTCGATACACCTGAAAAACAATGTCCTCCTGCACTGCAAGGCCGTCGCCGACATTGCAACATGCTTCAATGAATTGGGAGATCGGGGATGATGCAGCAGTAAATGTCTGGGCCAGTGAACGGCACGCATCGGGGATAGTAAACTCACCGTTTCGTGCAAGGCGATCCCGGCCTACCATTGCCCAGTTCAGTATACCTGCGGCCTCGGTTTTAATTTTGTCGGGGATAGTACGATCTGGTTTACGATTCCCGCCGTCGAACTTCTCTGTGAATGGGAGAGCGAGGATTCGTCGTGGTAATGCACCGCCACCATCTTTCAAGTCCGGTAGTTCATTACACGCAATCGTAATACGAGCGTAGATGTGCATACCCACAGGGGCCTGCCGCATCTTTCGGACTTCAAGCATCGGACGACTTGATCCAGTCATATCTTTCAGCCGCTCCAATAGGACTTGATGGTTTATCTGCCGGTCGATTGAACCGTCGCCAACGACTGCTGCGAGCTTACCTACGAGGGGAGCAACCCCAAACTCTTTTGAGAGGCCGGTAAGACTGATAGTTGCTACTTGGCGTTCTTCCCCAAGCATAATTCGCATACCATCAACAACTGTTGTTTTCCCTGATCCTGAGATACCGTTGAACACCATCATTTTCTGCTGTGATGTGTCCGGGGTTAAATTGTACCCGAACCATTCTTGACAGAGCAATATATGTTCCGGTTTCCCCTTGAATATCTCGGATAGCGTTTTCTCCCAGACAGGACAGGCGGCCTCGGCATTGTACGAGTACGGCATTGACGCGAGCGTAAAATACTGTGCGGTGTGCGGGATTAGTTCCGGCTCTGATCCGCGAAGATCGAGTACACCATTGGCAAATGCAATTAACTCTGATGGATCAGGTTGCGAACGCCCGTCGAGCCAACAAGGAGGTTCGGCGAGTAGGGGGCAGTCCATAGATAGGGCGTCAATGATATTGGATACCCGCCCCATATCTGTGGGGTAAGGTGTAAGGTCAATTGAATCGTCTTTCCTTGGAACCTTCACCATCCGTCCGTCAAGCCAACGATAGATACCACCTCGGATTATGGCGGTTTCATCGACTTGGGCATAGTGCTGGCCATCATACCGATACCATTCATGCCCATATTTTCGGAGAACCGGCACGCCCTCTTGAGTGTGTTCCTCAAGCAACCACCGTTTGGCGATATAGACCGGACTTGCTTCGTCGAGGTGGCGTTCGTCGCTCTGACTCGCCCCGTACTGGTCAGCAAATGAGAGTAAATCCGCTTGGGTAAGCCCGTGATTGTTCCTCCACGCCCGTAAATCTTTTACACCTTCTGGTGGCATGAACCATCGGGCGTTGGCGATATGCTGTAATGTCTCAAAAGTCCGCTCTGCACCAGTTCGCCCCGGCCAACGACCGTCTGGCTTACGATCATTCTCCCCAATAATGAGAACATCTCGGCCTTGGACTAACTGGCGGAGGTGTCCAAGACCCGCGAGGTCTGAGGGGCGGCCAACGGTATCGAATCCGAGATCGAGGGCAGCAGCGGCATCCGACATACCCTCAACGATTACAATCGGGAGTTGGGAAGTTGGGAGCGGTGAGAGATTACGAAGATCACCGGCGGTCTTTCGGATGTGAAGCCACCCACCCGTGTCGAGATCACCAGCCCGAACCGATCCGGCGTGTTCCCGAATACACATTACAGCTTTCGGGTCCTCTGGGTTCTCGGCACTGAGCAAGCACCCGTCCTCTTTCCCACAGATGGGGCAGTGGATTTTTGTCTCCATCGTTCGGACCCAGTTGTGACGGCCAGGAGAATAGCTTGGAGATGATGCCGCGTATCCCGCCTTAACTGGGTAGACAAGTCCGTGCTTTGATCCGGGCAGCATGACTTTTTTTGATCCATCATATGATCTGAGGGATAGCCCAACAATTTTTGCGTTCGCGTCTCGTTCAGGGATCACCCACCATCCAGAGGTGATAACCGCACCTTGCTTGAACGATACGATTGGAGCAAACCCAACTCCTAGTGTTAGGAGGCTGGATTTTTGTACGCCTAAGTCATCCGCAAGGATATCAAGTATCCCTGTGAATGGGTCCTCTACATTCCCGGCATAGGCAGCATATATTTTATCGAGGTTTTTTCGCATATAAAAACCGCCCGGCGAGCTTTCACACACCAGACGGGAGAGGATTTAGAATGGGCAACCAAGGTCGGCATCCCCGTCAGGGATAATCACCGAACACGCCTTCAACCACGCTTGGCCCCGTTCGTCGTCAGATTTGCCGTTGACATCAGAAACTTGCCCCCATGCGGCGTCCTTCGTCATCGACGAAGTGTTATCAACGGCGGTTGCAGCCGGGGCAGGAACATCGGCCTTCGTAGGGGGAGTAGCAGGTGCCGCAGGCCGGGGCTTTACTTGGGGCAACCGTTGGGCCGCTCGATGCAACACCCGCAAGGGCAACAGCGAACTTCGCATCAAGTGCCTTGAGTTCGTTTGCATCAACTGCCCGCACACCACCGCGGTGTGGAGACGCGTCATAGGCGTCAATCGCATCTACTTTCAAGGACACCTTTCCGTTATACTCATTTTCCTCGACCCAGATTGTGATAACCTTGTCCGTCCAATCGGTACTTCCAAGGGTTGAGAATGATGTTCCGTCCCAACTCAACGCCTTTTGCAAAGATTCGATATGGAACATTGGGAGAATCTCGCCGGTTTTTTCACCTGCGGCATTCTTCTTATCATAGACCAGTTGCAGATACGCCATAGTAGATTGATCATAGCCCGACCAATCTACCCAACCCGGCTCCGCGATACCAAAATGGGCCATCAAATCCTTGTCCTCGCACCACAATTCCATCGCTTGGAATTGTGCAACGAACTGCGGCATACCCGCCTTAGATGTTTGTATCCCCGCTTCTACGATTCGGGCACGGAAGGTGCCTACCCTGTCAATCTGCGTTGTCATTTTTAATCTCCGTTTAATCGTTGTGTTTATTTAGCGATAACCAAACCAGAACTGCCCGGTTGGTCTGTAGATTTTTCAACTTGTTCAGTGCTTGGCCAGCCCCCTTTTGGTTCCTCTAAAATTGCGAATATATCTGACTGATTCAAAAGGAAAACATTTTTCATATCATTCATCGGGAGAGCAGAGTATTGAACTGAGTCACCAAGCCCCGCCCCTTTCGTTCCAATACATGCAAGGACCCGCATACCTGCCATAAGATCATTTGCATCCCTGAAATCACATTCAGGGGTTCCGCGTCCAACCTCCAAGATTTCTGCGGGTTCAAATACCTGCCCCGCCAGCTTCGGGATGATGATCCCAGCGGCGGTTTGTTGCTCATCTTTTGCCAATGCTCGAATCAATACAAGGGAATTACGGGGTTTAATACTGTTTTTCATGTAAAGTTTCCTTTCACTTCTTTGGGAACATAAACTGCCATAGTGAGTCATCCGCGGGGGAATCAAACGATATGATTGGTTCATTGATTGTGCGAGATTTTGCGAAGAAATGCCGGGAAGTGGCCGTATGGATAACGCGGGTTGTGTCTGATGAGATCACCTTACCCTTCGTCGCCCCTTGCTGCCCGGCAACTACTACATTTTGGAATGAAATACGGAACACATGATCCGCCCACTCTTGGAGTTTGAGTCGGGTAGAGTGTTGCTTGCTGTGATGCAGCTTTGGTCCCGCTACAAGGAAGTCTAACCCCTCCGGGTTTGCCATCGTCGCGGTGGACTCTTGGGCAATGAGGACTACATTGATCCCTCTACGAATGAAGTGGGCTTCAAGGTCTTGAAGCACCTTCGTCATCGTTTCAAGTGCGTGGCGATAACCCTTCCCGTATCCGTACCCTTCTATACTCTTAACTGTTTTCCCGCTATCCATGGGGATGGTGTCGAACATCCAGGGCTCACTGAGTTCTTCAAGCATCGTGATCGTGTCAATAATCACTGTCTTTACTCCGGCAAAGAGTTCTGGTGTTTGAATTGCGTCAAGGAAGTCGTAGAAGTTTTCGACCCCAGACACCACATTTACTGGTAGGCCGGTCTCGGGGTGGCGGAGTTTGCGGGCACCATCATCGAGCCCAAACCATACGGCACCATCAAGTAAGAGGGCAAGGGATGATTTACCCATACCAGATTCACCATAAAGGACAATCTTTTCCCCCTCATTATCACCGCTCCATGCCTTAATGGAGAAGGATTTAGTAGTGCGAGTAGATGCCTTTGGTCCAGTCGATGGAGGCATCGCTGGCCGTTTCGTTGCGGGGGCGGGGGGTGGTTTAGTCATAGGTTTCTTGTCCTTCAATTGTGAGTGTTGTGATTTCTCGTTTCATCCCCTCTGGGGTAAACCCGTCGGAAATATCCACCCCGGCATAACAGATCGGGATATATGGACAGTGGAAAGTAGCTTCGCACTGCCGTTCGTTCTGGAAAAAATGTCCGTTGTCCCGCATGGTTTTCATGGACTGATAGACATTATAGAGTTGGGCTCGGAAGTCGGTGATGTCCTTTTGTGTGCGAGGGATTTCTCGCCGGGCAAAGTAAAACGCCGGTCGATCCTGAATGTCTTGGAGAAGCCGGATACCGTACATGCGAGCGGTTTCTTGGACGGCAAAACCTTTTTTACCGGGTTTAACTACAGCATCTACACCGTCGAGAGTGACATGGTGATGATGAACTACTACGGTCTTACCCTTCTCATCTTTTGTTTCTTCGTCCCATTCTCGTACATGCTCGGCAGTCACGGACTCCCCAAGATATGTGTTTGTTTCGAGTAGTGCCGCGGTATCTTTTTGGGTCAACATCTTCGGCCTGATTGTAGGTTTGTGCCACACATCGTAGAACGCCCCTACAACAACCTCGTCGCTCCGCACCCCAAACTGAGCGAGTTCACCCTCAGCCTTAAGCTCTTGCAATGCCATGATATACATACTAATTTGGGTATCGAGTCGTAGGTGTCCCCAGAATTGGGAGTCGGCGTCAATAGATCGGCTCGTACTTTTATAGTCCGCGACCGAGATCAATCCGTTACGCCGGATGATCTTATCAATCGTGCCATTCCGAACAACCTCTTCGGTGCGAAGGGGAAGGCCCGTCAACGGGTGGTGTAACGGAAGAGTAAATCCGTACTCGGTGGCGAGGGTTTCGACGACATCATTCTGCCAGTACCAAAGATACCCAATAAACGAGTAGACCAAGACGGTTTTCTCTCGCTCCCAATCGGCATCCTCGACATGGATCGGTTTCTCCGAATACCGTTCGTCAAGGTGTTCACACGCTTTATCCAGACCAGTCCCAAGTTCCACGGATTCTGCGATGCGGTATACCTCTTGGAGAGCGTGCCAATTAGTACCCATTCGAGTTGCTTCGGTTTCTTTATCAGAAACCAGTCCGTCGAGGTATTGGAGTTTGAATCTTGTGGGGCACGCCTTGAACGCGGACACAGAACTCGAACGAACAACGATTTGATCAGCCATTTGGGTTCCTCTCAGTCTCGGGTATAGTACACCCATCTACATGGAGTGCAAGTCAAAGCAACTATTTTTTTCGTTTTCGACCGCCCATCAACATCCGCATTTCGCGGAGATGTGGGTCCATCGCTCGAAGTCCTGCTTCTGTTCGGCTTACATGTTCAAACGCAATCAACAAGGCTTCTGCCCGACCGTCCAATAACCCACCCCGGGGGCCCCGACACATCAACTCAACACCAGGGATCACCAGTTCGGCGTACTCAACGGCCTGCTGCCTAGCGGAGCGGGCATCCCCCGCCTTTCCTTGAAGCCCAAGCCGCCCCTTCCACTTGTTCGGAACGACACGCTCAATCGGGCAGCCCGCCGCCCGGAACACACCCCACAACAACCCAAGTCCAACACCAAACCGTTTCGATGATTCAGCCGATTCATCAGGCCGGGTGGTTGGCCATTCGATTCGGACTAAAGGGCGGTGGTACCGTTCCGATATGACGCGGGCGTACTCAATTATTAAATCTGAATCAAACTCCCCTTTGCGACCCATACCAATTGATGGTATATCGTGGACTAATTCAAACCGTGTGTCTGGGCCAATCACCCCGATAGCCCCTTGCACGCCGGGGTCGATACCGACCACAAACTTCGGGCCGGTTGGAATGAGGGAGGGTGGGTTCACCGTTGTCTCCTAGTCCGTTTTACACAAAATCGCATGATCTCCGCCGGGTCCGTGACATGCCGCGGAAAGGTTCGCTCTCGAAGTTTGTCGATAAACTCTAAGGTTGCATCGACCGCCATCTCCCAAGGGGCTGTTGCCGACATCACACGGATATACCGACCACCAATTCGGGCAACCCACACCCCGCTGGATTCGGTCACATCCCAATCCGTCACCGATACCAATTCAACTACTTGCATTTTCCGTACCTTTCCATAATAGAGCCTTCGGCATCAAGGGGGCAGCCCGCCGCCCATTCTGGCCGAAGGCTGAGGATTCCTATAATATCTTTTAGTGCTTGTTCCGCGATCTGATCGGGGACGCACGCCACAATCTCGTCGTGGCAGTGAAGAACTACCCGATACCCCACATTTTCTGTCGCTAGAATCGCCTCCGCGAGAAGGTCCCGGGATACGGCCTGCGTTATATTCTCTGCGAGAGTACCGCCCCAAGTATGGGTCCGCGTACCTCGGCCATCGGGGGCCGGGATTACAAGTGAGGTATTCCGCCCATCAGTAACTACATGGATATTCTCGTATCGAAGCACTCGCCCAGAAGGCAGCCGCATCAATACATCCGAGCCCTCTTTATAGATGCGAACACCCTGCGATAGAGAACTGGGTTCCCCATATTTCGCAGCAGCCTTAAACTTTCGCTCTAGCTCGCCCCAATATCGAACAATCCTTGAGTTTTTCGACCGATAGAGCTGTACCATTTTCTTCGCCATCTCTAGGTCAATAGCTCCGGCGGCATAGCCCACCGCTTTTTTTGCCCCCATCCCGTACCCAAGGCCGAGGATACCCACTTTACCAACACCGTTTCGAGCCCATTTACGCCAGTCCGCCACGGGCTTTGGGTCGTCCTCCCGGGGTTTCTGCACAGGTCGGTTGAGTAAGGACTCGGCGAACTCCGAATAGACATCCGCGTTCTGTTCAAACCGTTCCACAAGGTCGAATTGATCCGCGAGCCATGCCAACACACGAGGTTCGATCGCTGCCGCGTCCACCACGACCAGTTTATACCCTTCGGGGGCTTCTAACATCCCACGGATACGGATAACGACCTCTGCCCCACGACTGCCAAGGTTTTGCAGGTTTACACCGTCGTACCCGGACCATCGCCCCGTATGAGCCCCGTGGTATTTCAAAGGAACAGGCATGAGCCCACCCGCCGCGGCAGACATTGATTTGATTGACTCAATCCTTTTGATATGGTTCGGCCAAGACTTTATAGCGATGCGGGCATTGATTAGATTTCGTACCGTGGGGTCAAAATGGCCGACCATTTTCTCGCGTTGGTCATCAGTTTGTGCGGACGCTAGGAGTATAGGGTAGTTCCCAGTCTTTTTATTTTGCTTACCGAGTTTCGTATACAGTTTTGGGTTGTCGCCCGATGCCTCTATCGCCCCCAGGATTAAATCGCGGAAGGCATTATTACTACTTATGATTTTCCGGGGGTGTCCAGCCAGGGCGATAGCATCATCCAGTTCCTTCGCCATAATCACGCGGATTCGTTCGCCCTCTTCCCGGTTTACAGTGAGTTTAGGCTCCCAGTAAAGCCCAAGCGTGTGTCGCATCAACTCGATTTCCGTCTTTGGATTCGACAAGGTGGGCATATACCGACAAAACAAATCCCACTCATTATCTGCGTCCCGATTTGCGTAGTCGCGGAGCTTCTCTCCGGCCTCATTCGCTACATAACCTCCATAAAGATCGGGGTCCCGAAACTCACCAAGATGCTGGTCTTTGAAATCTGAGGTCTTGCCTTTAGGTGGAAGATTGTTGCGTTTGGAGAGTGCGTCGAGTCCATTGTTCGCCTGTGAATTATAGTGGCGGGCAAGACCAAGGATATCCACTGCGTTTGGGATTTTGATCTTATACTTTAGGTAGAGGATAAGTCCGTCATACGCGAGGTTCTGGGCGACGACTGTACACCCTTCAAGGTCTTTCCCGTATAACGCTTGGAGTTTACGGATGGGGTCGGCGTCGTCGCCCCAAGACCATTCCGTACTTCCAGTAATTTCCTCCGCCGGAACATGTTTTATAGACCGGCCTAATTCTTCATATTCCGCGTGTGTGACATACTCCCACGCGGACATTTTGCGGATACTGTATTCTGTGGTAAAATAATTCTCAAAATCAATAACGACTACCGCTTCGGGTAGTCCGGCTTCACGAAGGGTATTACGCCACGCGGGGCTAAGTGTGGGGGGTTGGGGGATCATGAGACTCTTTGCCCCCGTTCGAGTTCGATACGATTCCGCCGTCGCAATACACGGCTGGTATCCCGCTTCCACCCCCCGTAGGGGCGATGGAACAAAAACAATGCCCGCCGGGAACATGATTCCCAGCCCGGCGTCTTACCGCAGCCATCACGCCGTTGATACGCAAGATATTTATTCTGGGGCTTTCGATCCCAATCATAACCCCATCTTTCCCGCCAAGATTTACGATAAGTGCGGCTCATCTATGAATCCTCGCTCGATTCTTCTCCAAAGGTATGGCCCGCAAATGTTCGGGGTTGCAACAATCACGACGATTACAGCGGTGGTCTATATCGTACCCTGCTGGGATT